CAAATTGAGATATACCCCAACCATAAGCTCCCAATTGTTCTGCTGGACCTACGTGATAGTATTGAAAATATTTCACTCCTCCCGAAGCTGTACCTCCGGCTCCTGTTTCTACACTAGCCATAGTAATAGTAATTATTGATGTACTGGGTACAGATGTAACCATATATTTTTTTCCATCAAAATCTGCTGCTGTGTAATTAGAATTTGTAATAGTAGAAAAGTCACTAAATAAAATAATGTCTCCTGCTACGAAAGTTTGTGAGCCACCAAAAGTTATTGTAACTGTAGCTGAACCGTTTGTAGTAGTAAAAGCACCTGTTAAAGTAGTACCTGATGGATTAACTAAAGGATGGATATCATAAAAGATACCTCCCGTATAAGCGTATAAAATTCTGTTAGTGCCAATGATTGAATAATTAATAGAAGCATTACTAACCATATGATGTTGTGCTCGTGCAGCACCTGTTAGTTTGCTTGTCCCTAATTGATTCCAACCACCTATTTTTTCAGGAGTACCATATCTAAAACGTACGTTCTCTCCCCCTGTCCATCTATTTTCAGCGCCGGTAGAAGTAATTTGTTTATTGAATCCTGGTACGAAACCTATTTTTTGTAGCATATAGTTTTCTTATTATAGTTGTTAATAAAATACGCTTGAAATTTAATTTTTGTAGCATATAATGCTTTATATATTAATTATGAATATAATGAAAGAGAGAAAATAACTCAAGATTATGGATCATTTAGAAGCAATTGTCGAGATAAAAAATATAGTAGCTCCTGATTTTATAGATAGAATTATACCTTTAATAAATCATAAAGCTAAAAAAAATTTAACAGTTCAAGGGGGGTTGGATAAAGATATAAGAAATGTAAAAGGCTTTAGTTTAAATTATAAAAAATCAAAAATTGAAGATTTTTATTGGAATTATATAAAACAAGAAATAGAAAAACTTTATACTTATTACAAAATAAAATTTCCTAAAATGACAAGCTCGAAAATTAATCAAATAGATTTATTAAAATATTCACCTGGAGGAAAGTATGAAATACACACAGATCATTATACAACGACAGCAAGACATTTAAGTATTATTATGAATTTAAACGATGATTATGAAGGTGGAGATTTAATTTTTACAGATCAAAAAGAAAAGGAAGTAAAAAGATTAAAACTAAGTACAGGTTCAATTGTTTTTTTTCCAAGTAATTTTATGTATCCCCACGGTATTCAACCTATTACGAAAGGAACAAGGTATAGTATTGTCGCTTGGCTACAATAGATTATAAATTAATAAAAATAAATGATTAGTATATTAAATAAAAATAATAAATTAGAAGAAAACAAAAATAGTATTAATATTACTTATCCCAGAACTGTAAATATAATTTTTGGTAATTATGCTTATCCAGAAGTTATAAATAATTTTTTAATTAATATTAAAAATAATTTAAGTGCTAAACTGGAAAATTATACTCATGTAAAAGGAGGAATGACCGATTGGAATTATTTTGTAGATAAACCTAATTTTATCAATTTTATAAGTTATTTAATAAATACACATCAAACAACACATCCTGATATATTTCAACATTTCTTACAAAAACAAACTATTGAATCAGCTTGGGGTAATGAAATAAAAAAAGGGGATAGTTTAAATTACCACGCGCATCGTTCTTTACACGGCCTTTTATATTTAACAAAAGGATGTGATTTAATGTTACCTGAATTAAATTTAAAAATAACTCCTGAACCAGGAGATTATTATATATTTCCCCCTGAAATACTTCATGGTTTTGATTTATATAATGGGGAAAAAAATAGATATAGTTTAATATTTAATATAAGAGAAAAAAATCGTTTTGAATATTCAAAAAAAGTAAAAGAACTCAATGAAAAAAACAGTTAATATAAATAACTTTATTGGAGTATATGATAATTACATTACAAAAGAAGAATGTAATAGAGCTATTAAATTATATGAAGATCAAAATAAATTTAATAATACTATTAATAGAATAGGATTTGAAAAAGCCTCTATTTTACAAAAACAAGATCAACAATTTTTTGCAGCAACTAATAATGTAGATGTATGGTGGGAAATTTTAAAACCCATGATGTTTAATTTTGATATAGCCTTAAAGCATTATATAGAAAACACTGGAGCAAATGATGCTTATGGAACTCCATTTCATTTTACATCTTTAAAAATTCAAAAAACATTACCTACTGAAGGCTATCATATTTGGCATATAGAACACGGGAAAGGTTTTGATAATGAACCTAGAGCTTTTGCTTATTCTATTTATTTAAATGATGTTGAAGATGGAGGAGAAACAGAATTTCTACATTTTTCAAAAAGAGTAAAACCTAAAACAGGTAGAATAGTTATTTGGCCTGCAAGTTTTCCATATGTTCATAGAGGAAATCCACCCTTATCTGGTGAAAAATATATTTTAACTTCTTGGATGTTGGTGAGATGATTAAAATTATTAATGATTTTTTTAATGAAAATCAGTTAAAATTAATTCAAAATTTTACTTTAACTAAAGCTGCCTACACCCCTTGTTTTTTTGACAATGCAATAGAAAAAAATAAAGAATCTCATTATGGCAATAGATTCTATATAAATACAGATAATGAACTTAAAAATTTGTTTATAAAACAAGCTGAATTAAAATTCAATTTAAAAAATTTAAAAATTGATAATGCATCAGGAATTGATCAAAGAAACTTAGATCATTTTAAACCACATGTGGATACTGTCTCTGGTATATTAAATATATTAATAATGATATCAGGGCCCACTTCAGTTACGAATGGAACTGTATTTTATTCTAAAAATAAAGAGGAAGTAGAATTAGATATCCATGTTGGATTTAGAGAAAATAGGGCTATAATGTTTCCATCAGATTGGTGGCATTCACAACACGCAAGTAAAGTACCTAACTTAAAAAGATATACAGCTACTTTATTTATAAAAGATTATGAAGAATAAGAAGTAGGTCTTACACCTAATCTTATAATTTTTTCAGCTTCAGTTTCACTCTCAACAATGTCAGCATCCCAATCGGATTGTAATTGAGCTAAGTGTGTTGAATCCCATCTACTAGAAAATTGACTAATGTCCCCAATGTTTGCATCAGCAAATGATGAATGAGGTGTATCATTTCTATATTCTACTTCATCAGAAGTAGTTGAAGTTCCATGTTGAATAGCCCAAATATTAGAGAATTTAGAATCAGACCAAAAAGAATCATCCGATATATTATATCCAATACCTTCTGAAGCACCTTCATCATGGTTTTTAATTACTATTTTATCATCAAATACTATTGTCCAATTTGCGTTTGTTGCCATTTTTTCTCCTAAGTTTTAATAATATAAATTAATGTTAAATAAGGTTGAAGAACCGAAGTTGCATCACCAGAAAAAGTTGCACTCATATTATGAGAGTGACCTGATCCTGAACCAGTGCTTGCCACAACACTGTTGTTAAGACTGGCGAATGCAGGACCATCTGTTTTTACCGAATTTTGATATCCACCAGGATTACCTAGCGTTTGCAATGCGTGAACGTGAGAAGAAAGTTGTGCTGTCGATAAAGTTGCATTTGCTGTTGAACCACCTACGTTTCCTGTTGCTGATACAGTGTCTGCTCCACCTGTTGAAGCTAAAGCTTTAGTTCCAGATTTACCAACTGCAATATTATCTTGTAAATCAGGTGTATTAAAAGTAGTGGATCCGTCCCCTATACCATAAGTTGTGCTTATGATTGCAAATAAAGCAGAGTAAGTTGTTCTTGAAACTGCTACACCATCACATTCTAAAAAACCTGATGGTAATACTGCTGCTGACCAAGGTAAAATTGTACCTGTAGCTGTGCCTTCTATACCTGTAAGGTTTGCTCCATCAAAATCATATTTAGTTGCTTCGTAATTTGCCATATTATTTCTCCGTGTAAGTCCATCCTGTTGTAGCGTCTCCAGAATATACTAATCCAAAAGCTGCACCTTGTGTATTAATTACAAGATCCGCTGCTGCGTTAGCTATATTAGTAGAGTTTCTACCAACAGTCAATGCGTTAGTGTTAAAATCATAACCTTGATCTATGAAATCTACTTGATCCCCTGTAGCAGGTGATGCGGGTAAAGTTATTGTGAAAGCTGCACCATTTGTATTTGCTAAAATTCTATCGCCAGCTACTGCTGTATAAGTACCTGTTTTAACAACCCAAGCTGAAGGACCTGTATATGAAGAAGTACCAAATGGAACTTCGTAAACACCTGTGTTAGTTGCAACACCATCAACATAAATTATTTTCCAAGCTTTATTATCCGTTGCAAAAGTGATCGTGGCCCCCGAACCAGATACAGCTTTTAATTGTACTGTGTAAGCACCTGATGTACTATTTTTTATAAAATAAAAAGTCTCTGTAAGAAGGGGTAGGGTTACAATTTTATTTCCTGTAATTGTTTCCGGAGAAACTGCTCCTAAAATAATAACTCTATTTTGAGCGGCACCTGTTACAGCTCCATTATCTATTGCTAGAGGAGTTGTGTTAGCTCCAGTGCCACCAGCATTTAAAGTTTGAATTTTAAATCCACCTAATAGTTGTTCAGCTAAAGTTAAATTTGCGTTAGTTTTTGTTCCCCAAGTACCAGCATTTTCGCCAGTGGCCATTAACTCTAGGCCGAGATCCGTGTATGTTGATGCCATAAATTTTGTTCTCCTAATTAGATCTTTAATTTATATTTTATATAAAGTCAATGACATTTATATACTATTAACGTCACTATAACTAGCATTTTGCGTGGCAGTTACATTACTATAACTAGCGCTTTGTGTTGCTGTAACATCTCCATATCCTAAAGGTGCTACATTTCCTACACTAACAGTTGCTGACACTCCAGTCAAGCCCATTACGTCAGTAGGTGAAATTGCTCCAACTGTTGACGTTAAAGATAGTCCAGATAAAGTATATTCAAATCCTGTAACTAAAGATCCCACAGAAGAGGTTGATGACACTCCAATTAAATCTATAAGTTCAACGTTGACAATAGCTAGTAATCCAACGGAAGATGTTACTGCAAGTCCTGTTAATCCCATTACATCTGCAGGTGTAATAGCACCTACTGAAGATGTTGCTGCAAGCCCTGTTAATCCCATTACATCTGCAGGTATAAGAGCCCCCACTAAAGATGTTGCACTAACCCCCGTTATAACAGGTGTAGAATCTATAACAAAACTTAAAGAACCCACATTAGAAGTAGAACTTACCCCTGTTAAAGATATTACAGATGTTAAATCTAAAGTTAAAGATCCAACACTAGATGTTATACTTAATCCTGATAGTTGTTCTAATTTATTAAATGAATCTCCGTAAGGTTCTTCTCCCCAACCATTTCTACCCCAACCAACTAATGTTCCCGCATTGTCAAAACTACCAAGTTCGGTTATGGCACTTAAGCCGGTTAAAGCTGCGATTGTAAGTTGAGTAGTAGTTGGTGATCCAACGGAAGTTGTTGCTGAGACGCCAGTTAATTCTGCTGTAATAATTTGAGCAGCTACAATATTTCCAACACTAGAAGTTGCGCTTAATCCTGTTGGTAAAACTGAATAGTCTACACCCCAACCAGAGTTTCCCCACTGTTGTCTGCTCCAGCCTTGTTCATTGAAAGATTCTAAAGAACCTACTGATGATGTTGATTGTAAACCGGTTAAAGAAACTGTTAGAGTATTAGATTCCCAAGAATTTTCATTCCATGCTACTGAAGGATTATCACCACCCCAAATAGATGCCATAAGGAGTCCTCCTTATGCTATGCCGATAATAGCTGTTCCTGCAGAAGCTGCTGGAAATTGAATTGTAAAAGTTCCACTTGATACAGTTTTGTCTCCACCAAATGCAATTGCACAAACTGCTGGGTCACCCGCTGCGTCCTCATTAAAAATTAAACAACCATTAGCTGTAAACGAAGCTGATGTCCACGAGACATCTGCAAAGTCACAAACAGCTGTATCAGTTGATAAAACAGGTGTTACACTTGTAAGTGCTTTTCCTTTTGCAGAATATGAAGATCCTGAAGCATTTGTAATTTCGTTACTAGCCGAATAAGCTGTGGTTGATTTACTTAAAGTTGCACTACTTGTATATAAAGCTAAATTAAAAGTATCACCTGTTGACGCAGTAAAATTGTGCGTACCTGTTAAAATTTCTACTTTAAATGAATTACATATTGCCGATGTTATTGCCATAATTTTTTGCTCCTAGTTCTATTTTACGGTGACGGTGAATCAATTTTAATTCTGACAGTTCCGTCAGTATAATCATCTCTTCTTCGTCTTCCTAATTGCGTTCCCGCAATCTTTTGTAATTGATTATTATACTTTCCTTCGTACAATGTCAACATGTCTGTTGGTCCTTTTAAGAAAGAAAATGCTTGTGATAAAGCCGCATTTAAAATTAATTCTGGATAATAATTGCTTATATAAGTAGTTGTATTAGCCGCTGATAAGCCTGTTGGAAGCTTATTATAGTATATTCTAAAATTATAATTAACATCTGGCGTAGGTGCTAAGTAAATAGCGCCTGAAGTACTATCACTTAATGCAGTTGCTCCACCAAACATAGCATAATATTTAGGCCTTCCTGTTACGTCTTGTGCAGTAGCAGAGCCTTCGGGTCCTGTTAATCTTCCTACATACTCAGATAAAAATGTTTGATCTCTTTTCTCTAACCAGAAACCTTGTTCCGTGGTATTTGTTGCATTAAATACTTGTACACCTCTTACAAATAAAGTTCCTGCTGGTACTCTTATATTATTTACATCAGCTGCCATTGTTCCTTCTTGAACAAATCTATCTGCATCCATAGGTAAATCATTACTAATTCTATTTTCAGATAACATAATAAAGTCATCAATTAAACCTTGTGTAAAGACTGTAGAACTTACTTCAGTATAATCTCTAATTGCGGTTGTTAAAGTTGCGTAAGTGTATGCCATAATTATGCTTCTAAGGTTACGGGCCCAACTCCTACGGGGTAACCTCCTCCTCTTCCTGTTGATGTAGCATTTGTTGCGGCTGTAAACCAAAACCAATTAGTTTGAGTAGCATCAGTTGCTCCAGTTACATATTTACCTACTGTT